GGCAGGGGCTTGAGGCTTCATGAAACATCTCGTCATGGCGCAGTAGAAAGCATAAGAGAAGCTATCGACAACTTTCTGATGGAACAAGAAGTTGGTTGGAATGAAATAGAGCAGCACAAATAAAGCAGACATTTATTACAATCTCCACAAAAAATGTCTTTCTAAAAATAAAAAATGAAAAACTACAAACTGACAGATAATAACTCAGATAACGGTCTTGCCATTATTCAAATCACTGAAGGTGAATTCAAGAATGTTGAATTTGCATTTGGAAAGATCTACTTTGGCGAAGACACCGACGAAGACAATTGTAAGGTGACCTTTGACTTTGAAGTTACCACGCCACCTAAAGATATGTCTGTACAAGAGGCAGAGAGTATGTTAGAATTACAGGACACAATTGGAAAGATTCTAATCAACATCTTGGAAGAACACGCAGAGAATGACGAACCTACCGAATCTAATTCTTAGAAACCTTATTCAAAGAGAGTCTTTTTGCCGCAAGGCTCTTCCACACATCAAGGCAGAATACTTCGAAGGAACAGATCGAGTTGTCTATGAACTGATTCTCTCTTTCATTACAAAATACAATAAACTACCGAACTCTGCTGCAATTCAAATCGAATTTGAGCAGAAGGGTGAGAATCAACACAAATCAAATGAGATCCTCGAAACGATCAAGACCCTCAGCAAAGAAGATGATTCCCAAGAGGAATGGCTCTTGGATTCTACTGAAAAATGGTGCAAGAATCGAGCTCTGCTCCTTGGGATCATTGAATCCTATCAGATCATTGATGGAAAATCGAAAAACAAATCAGAGGGTGCAATCGTAGATATTATGACAAAGGCACTCTCTGTGACCTTTGATACAAATGTAGGACACGATTACATCGAGAACGCTGATTCAAGATATGCGTTCTATCATGAACACGAGGAGAGGATGCCATTTGACCTTGAGATGTTCAATACGATCACCAAGGGTGGAATACCAAACAAGACACTCAATATCATTCTTGCCGGTACCGGTGTCGGTAAATCACTGATGATGTGTCATTTTGCTGCTGCAGCTCTTTCTGCCAGTAAGAATGTCCTCTATATTACAATGGAGATGGCTGAAGAGAGAATCGCAGAGCGTATTGATGCCAATCTCTTTGATATCTCACTTGATCAACTCGGTAATGTCAGCAAAGAGATCTTTGATTCCAAGATTTCAAAGATTCAAGCAAAGACCAATGGTAAATTGGTGATCAAAGAGTATCCAACCGGATCTGCTCATGTAGGGCACTTTCGAGCACTGCTGAATGAATTGAAGATGAAGAAGGACTTCAAACCTGACCTGATATTCATTGACTACCTGAATATTTGTTCTTCTTCTCGCATTCGTGGTCTGGGTGGTTCAATCAATACCTACTCATTTGTCAAGGCTATCGCTGAAGAGATTCGTGGTCTTGCTGTAGAATTCAATGTCCCTATCTGGTCTGCCACACAGTTGAATCGAGAAGGTTACAAGAGTTCTGATGTCGACCTGACAGATACCAGTGAATCGTTTGGTCTTCCTGCAACTGCTGACTTCATGATTGCCGCAATCAGCAATGAGAAACTTGAATCATCAGGACAACTCTTGATCAAGCAGCTCAAGAATCGATATAATGATCCTTCGAGCAACAAGAGATTTACAGTGGGTGTTGATCGACCCCACATGAGATTATTTGATGTAGAAGATGCCACCGATGGGTTGATCGACGATACCACTGCGGCACCTGTGGCTTCCAGTCCATTCTCTGTTGGTAGTAGAGCAGATTTCTCTGATTTCAAGGTCTAAAAATGTATAAATAGTACCATATAAACCGTGTTCATTCACACTATATGGGAACTATGCAAAAATTCAAAGACTACCTATCAGAATCTATCTCAGTTTCAGAATTTGGAAGAGCCTCAACGCTCATTGCCAAATACCTTTCCAAGAAGCTTAAACTAAAACTCTTCGCCCATCCATCGGTCGAAAAATATACCGGTAAAGCCGGACAAAGATTCGGCATTCGATTCTATGTCCCCAAGGGAAGCCGGTGTTTTCGATTCAACTGGAAAAGTGCCGGTTCTGTATCTTCCATGAACCTTGATTCTATTGACTATTGGGATGGCAAGAGTAAGGCGCCACTGAACATTCAGTTCGATACACAAGTCTCACTTGTTCGTGCGCTTCCTGCATTTGCAGATTTCGTGAAGACCGGCGCCAAGAGCAAGACTCTTTATATCGAACCAGAGGCAGAGGCAATTCGTGAATCTGTTGACGAATCACTTCCGATTCAGATCCTGAATTATATGAAGAAGAAGTCAGAGCATAGTGCCACAGAGATCGGTAACAAATTCACAAATGCCGGATACAGAGTTCATCGTGAACTCAGAAATCGTTATCCCGGTGCATTTGATAAGTCCGGCAGAAAATATGTCTGGACCGGTGGTGATACATTAGATAAGGATATTAAAGGTTCCAGTGCTGATATTCTCTCTTCTATTGGTGCTGTTCGTGCCTCGGTCTCCCGTGGTAGCGGCAATGAGATGATTTCTGTAGATCCCGAGGTGGAAGCAGTAGAGGCGAATGCAGATCGTCTGGTCTTTGAGAAACAACTTGAAGACTATGCCAATCTCCTGAAGATGATGCATTCCGGTGCATCTAATGCCCTCTTTGTTGCTGGACGTGGTGGTATTGGTAAGACATTCACAGCTGAGAAAGAACTTGATGCTCTTGGTCTTGTGGATAATAAAGACTACTTCAAGAATACCGGTTCAATCTCTGCTGCAGGTCTTTACCGACTTCTCTTCAAGTATCGTAATCAGATTGTATTCTTTGATGATTCTGATAATGTCTTTGCTGATCAAGAGAGCCGAAACATCCTGAAAGCTGCTACTGATACCAAGAAGATTCGTAAGATGGTTTATTCCAAGAGGAGCTCCGATGTCGTAGAACCCGATCAATATACCGACGAGGAAATGGAGGATCAAGGGTTGATTCCAAGATACTTTGAGTTCACTGGAAAGATCATCTTTATCTCTAACCTAAAGCCTGATAAACTCGATCCAGATGGAGCTCTTCGTACTCGTGCCTTCTTGGTGAATATCGATCCAACAGAAGAAGAGATTTATGATTTCATGGAAAAGATCGTCGACAACATACCACTTGATGATGGTATGTACCTCGATTCCAAGGATCGTAAGTATGTTGTAAAACTACTGCGTGAAGGTAAATCTAAACAATCCGCCAACCTAAGAAAACTATCTCGTGGTCTGAACATGTACGCCGGCTCTTTGAAGGCTGGAGTCAGTGTTTCTCAATCAGAGATGGAACGTATGATTTCCATGTATGCCTAATATGAGAACTTTCAAAGAATACCTAACGGAGTCTGCTAAATCGGACCAATACGAACAAGAAGTAGCACAATACATCAATTCGATTGATGGTATAACAGCAGAACGTCCTTCTGTTTCTACAGCCTATTCAGATGTCCTATTGACACTTGATGGTGGTTCAACAACCTGGCTGGAAGTAAAGATGAATCACACTGATAATCTTTCTAATCCTCGGATCTTCTTTGATGGTAAGAAATGGGATACCACATATACAACACCTGTTGCTAAGTTTGCTGTAGAACAAGCCAACAAGTCTAAGATGGCTAAGGATTTCATTAAAACAATTGCCAAATTCTCTGGTATCAAGAATCCCAAGATACCTACCACAAAGAGTGGATTGAGAGATAAAAATGCTGTGCCGTTGAAGGTTATGAAAGAATTCTTTGCACAACCTGGGATGAATCGCTATATTGTCTCAGATGATGATATGAATCTTGGTAAATTGGTCACAGATCATTACCTAAAGGGTAAAGCAGAACCGGCTCATTATATGCAGGCGGGTGACGATTTCTATATGGTTGGATCAAAGAATCCTTTCGGTGTACCCAATGGTGTTCCCAAATTGTCTGGTACAGGTCCATTCAAATTGAGAGTTGCCACAAGATCTGCCTTTTATGAGGTTCAAGCTGAAGTGAAGATCACGCAGATGCCTAAATCAAAATATTCACTCAAACCTGGATCACAGAAGAAGAATCCATTTTCTTAATGCTATTATTTAAAGACTTCATTTCAGAAGCAGCAGTGGGTAAGAACACCCACATGACGCACGTTGAGGACCAGATCATCTATGGTGGTGTCAATGGTGCTCGCCAAGCAATTCTTGCTCTTCGTTCTCTGAGAGATATGCTTGCTGGTAATGCTTCCAAGGAGGTTGACATTACCGTGAAGTGGGATGGTGCTCCTGCTGTTTTTGCTGGTCAAGATCCCAGAGATGGTAAGTTCTTTGTTGCCAAGAAGGGTATCTTCAACAAGGAACCAAAGGTCTACAAGACAGATGCCGATATTGATGCAGATGCCTCGGGTGATCTTGCAGTCAAACTCAAAGTTGCTCTTGCTGAACTTCCCAAACTTGGTATCAAGGGTGTTGTTCAGGGTGACATCATGTTCACGAAGAAAGATCTGAAGAAAGAAACCATTGATGGTGAATCCTACCTGACCTTTCAACCCAATACCATTGTGTATGCGATTCCTGCAAGCAGTGCCTTGGGTAAACAGATTTCCAAAGCCAATCTTGGTGTGGTCTTTCATACTGCATATGCCGGTAAAGACTTTGAGTCTATGACTGCTTCCTATGATGTGGATGCATCGAAACTCAAGCAAACACCAAGTGTCTGGTTTCAAGATGCCGGTCTTCGTGATATCTCAGGTAAAGCCCTCCTGAATTCCAGTGATACCGCAAAGGTTCAGAAGGCACTTTCTACTGCCGGTAAGATCTTTAATAAGATTTCTGGTTCTACTCTTCGTGAGATTGAGGGTAATCCTGAATTGGCAAAGGCAATTGAGACTTTCAATAACACCTATGTTCGTAAGGGTGAAGAGGTAAAGAATACCAAGAAGCATGTCCAGAACATGATTGCTTGGGTCAATGATAAATATGCCAAAGAAGCAGAGAAGAGAAAGACCGAGAAAGGTAAGGCTGGTGTCGAACAGAGAAGAGATGAATTCCTGAAGTTCTTCTCTCAGGAAAACCAGAAGAGCCTTGATTTCGTTTTTCAATTGCAGAATGCAGTAGTTGTGGCAAAGAAACTTATCATTGCAAAACTTGATGACCTCAAGAAACTGGATACCTTCGTTCGCACAAAGAATGGATTTCGTGTCACTGGTCAAGAGGGATTTGTGGCAATTGACAAGATCGGTGGTGGAGCAGTCAAACTGGTGGATAGACTGGAATTCTCCATGAACAATTTTTCACCAGATATCATCAAAGGCTGGGAACACTAAAATGAAAACAATCAAAGAACTCAGAAACGAACTTAACGAGACATATAATCCAATCGGACAATTCAAGGTCAAAAAGACCAAGCAGAAAACCATCGATGTGCCAGATGATGATACACTGGAGGAGTTTGAATATGACATCATCCGTTCTGGTAAAAAGGTTGGGCAATTAGAAATGACAGGTGTTGGCACCATTTATGGTAAGCTTCATGGTAAGAACCTTCCTGAATTGAGTTCATATAAGGGTAAGAATCCAGAGCAAAAACTCCAGTCGTTTCTGAAGTCTAAAACAGGTGCTCGCTGGGCAAAGAATGTCAAAGAACTCTCTGACATTATCGGTGAATCCAAGCAAGAAGACATTGCAGATCTGAAAGCACTTCTCAAGAATCCTGACCCAAAGGTTGCCAAGAACTATGGTGGCATCGAGGGATACAAGAAGATGATTCAGAGCAAGATTGATAGGTTGATGAAGGAAGAGACTGAGGAATCCGTTGAGTTGGATGAAGCAATGAGTAGAGCTGAAAGAATCAAGAGATCAAAGATAATGAGGAGATTGCAACCCAAGATTAAGAGAGCCAAAGAAAGGGCTGCAAAGAAGAAGGCTAGTTTTGATATGATTGATAAGAGAGCCGAGAAACAGGCCAAAGAGGTTCTGATCAAAAAATGGCTCAAGGGTAAGAGTAAGAGTGATGTGCCATTTGCTGAGAGAGAACGAATAGAGGATAAACTCAAGAAGTCCAAGAAGGCAGTAGATAAAATCAAGAAAAAGTTATTCAAGGATATCAGAAAGCAAGAAGCTGAGAAATTTACCAAGAAAGAGTCCACAGACATCATAGAAGGTTTTGAGGTCGGTGATACCGTGAATATCAAATCCTTTTCAGCGAAAACAAACAGAGATGGTGTGGCCGAAGTTAAGATTGTTGATATCACAAAAACTGTTAGTGGTAAATTGTATGTGCACTATAAACAGGACGGAAAGGTGAAAAAGATGGATTACAAGATCTTCAAGCAGAAGATTAGATAATAGAATGAAATCGTTTCAACAATTTAGAGAAGAAAATAAGAAGACCTTGGTGACTGCCTTTGGTCGCTTCAATCCACCTACCATTGGTCACCAGAAGCTCATTGATACAGTCGCCAAGGTTGCTGGTAAGAATGATTACCAGATTTATCCTTCTCAGTCACAGGATGCAAAGAAGAATCCACTGAGTTATAATGACAAGGTGAAGTTCATGCGTAAGATGTATCCGAAACATGCTCGTAACATCTACATGGACAAGAATGTCAAGATTGCACTTCATATTGCTGATCGTGCATACAAGGAAGGTTATACAGAATTTATCTATGTTGCTGGTTCTGACCGTGTGAATGAGTTCAAGGTCTTGTTGAACAAATACAACGGCAAGGAAAGAAAGGATGGATTCTACAACTTCAAGGATGGTATTCAGGTCATCTCTGCTGGTGAAAGAGATCCTGATGCAGAGGGTGTTTCTGGAATGTCAG